CCTCAGCCGCGATCAACGAGTCGCCGGGCGCGGCTGAGGTTCGGAATTCGATGGTGGCGCCGTCGTAGTAGTAGGTCGAGTTCTCGGTCTGGAGGAGTTCGACGACACGTTGGCCGATCGTTGTCGGGTCGAACGCGTCGGAGACGGTGGCGCGGCCGTTGGTGGCCGTGGCCGGCGGATACGGGGGGACGAAGGGGTAGACCTCTTGCGCGATGAGGTCGGCTTGGTAGATCGCGTTGGTGTAGCCGATGACGGGGTCGTCGTTGACGTAGAAGAGGGACATCTGGCCGAGGGCGTCGGTGCCGGTGATTGTGGCGGTGTCGGCGTTGGCGGCAATTTCGTCTTGGAACGTGACCTCGACGACGTAGAAGAAGAGGACGAACGCCGAGAGGTTGTTGCCGATGACGATCTGGTCACCTTGGCTAATGGCGGCCGCTTGCCCGGTGTTGTTTCGGACGGTAAGGGTGCAATTGTTGCCGGTAGGCGTGTCGAACCATGAGGCGCGGCCGACGGACAACGACAGGCTTTGAGTGATCGACGTGAATGACGTCGAGTTGATTGTGACGGTCCAGTTGGTTGCAGGCACGGCTAGCCGATCGCGTTGGCTGGGAGCCGGTTGTTGAGCCGGACGTACTGTTGGAGGGCGGCGACGACGGCGTTCGGATCGGCGGAGGTGACGGTCACGTTAATCGTGTTGCCGCCCATGAGGCCGGACTTGCCGAGCGGTATGACGGCTTCCGGGCCGGCTTCGCCGATCATGGCGATCGTGGGGCCGGTCACGATGCCGCCCTCGGCAAGTCGAGGCAACTTGACCTCGGGAATGGAGCCAAAGTTGATGAACGGGCCGGCGGCGAAGTCGATCGCGTCGAGAGCCTTGTTGAGTCCTTTGATGGCGAAGTTCAGGCCCCATTCGACGGCGCCGAGGACGCCGTTGACCGCACTCTTGAACGCGCCAACGAGGCCGTCGAAGATGGTGCTGGCCATCATTCGGATGGACTCAAATGCCGTAGAGAACGCGCCCACAACGCCTCCGAGGACGGTCTTGACGGTCTCCCACCACAGTCGGAACGCGCCCTTGAGAAACTCGATCGTCTTGCCGAAGATGTCAAACTTCGCTTGTAGCGCGATGAGGGCGGCGACGATGCCGAGAATGATGACGGCGCCGGTGGCGACCCAGAGCGCCGAGAATGAGGCGGTGAGCGCCGTGTTGAGCGCGGCCGTGACGGCTTGGATTGTGTTGTAGATCGTGAGGCCGGCGTTGATCGCAAGGATGGCTCCGGCGAGTGTGCCGATCACAATGCCGAGCGTCACGATAAGGCCGGTGTTATCGCGGACGAAGTTTCCGAGGCTTTGGAGTTTGGGGAGGAGTTTGTTGACGATCGGCAGGAGGGCCGCGCCGATCGACTCTTTGGTTTCTTCAAGGGCGATGGACATGCTCTTGAACTTGCCGGAGGTAGTGTTTGCCGCCGTCGAGGCTTGATTCTTGAACGTTTTGGCAAGGTCGCCGAACAGGATGTCGGCGTCGCCACCCTTTTCGATGATTTTCGCGAGTTGAGGATCAAGCGCTTTGAGTGCCTTGAAGTTGCCGTTGTACGCCTTGGCGAGGGCGTCGGAGACGGTGGCGAGGTCTTTGCCGGTGCCGGCCGAGATGTCGAGCGCCAAGCCGAGGAGGTCTTGCGCCTCTGCCACGTCGCCGGTGCCGCGGACCAGCGAGTCAAGCGCTGGTCGAAGTTCGTCGTCGGAGACAGCGGCCGCGATCGACGTTTTGGAGATGAAGTCCTCGACGGAGGCGATCTGCTTGTCGGTCGCCCCGGTCACGTTGGTGATCGTGGTGGCAAGTTTCTGGGCGGCCGCGTCGTCCTCGGCGAACGCTTTGACGGCGGCAAAGCCGGCGACGGCAAGGCCACCTAATGCGGCGGCGGCTGGGAGCGCGGCTTTCTTGATGGCGAACGCGGCTTTCTCGCCGTTGGTCTCCAACTTCTTGAAGTCGGCGATCGCTTTGTTGATGCCGGACGGGTTCCATTCGGAGACGAGAGGGAGGGAGATGGCCACTAGCGAAAGTCCTTCTGGGAGTCGGCCATCACCTTGTCGATGATCGGCTTGAGGGCACGTTCGGCTTCGGCTTGGAGTGCGTCGACGTCACGCCACATGAATCTTGACGCGTCGCCGAGACGTGAGCCGAGCGCGGACGCGAAGTTGGGTCGGCGGCGCTCGATGGCCGCGCGTGACTGGGTGCCTCCGGCTTTGCCGGCCATGTCGGCGATAGCGACCGGGGCGCCCTTGGTGACGACGCGCACGACTGAGACTTGCTCGACGCCGGGTTGGCCAACACGGCTCCGAGGCTTGCGCGTGTTGAGGTTGATGACGACCTTCTTGACGTTCTTCCAGCCGGTGCGGCCGTTGTTGCGCATGCCGGACAATGGTGGAGTGCCGGGCACACGGTTGTTGATCGTCGTGACTAATGGTTCGGCGGCTTTTTTGATGTCCTTGAGGAGCGCTCGACGAGCCGCCGGGTCAATTTTTTGAAGGTTCTTGAGGGCTTGCTGGAGGCCGTAGGTGTCGAGATTCGTGGTGACGCTCACTTCGGTCCTCCTTTTCTGTCCTCGTTGATTGCCTCGACGACTGTGGCCAGATCGTCAATGTCGAATGGTATGTGGGGAGGCCAGTACCCGGTGACGGCACAAACTTGTGCTAGTTGCCGCCGGAAGCCTCCCCGGTAGGGTTTGCCGGCTCCGTCTCCACGACCTCAAGGGTGACGAGGCGCTTGATGAAGTCGTCAAACATGGCTGGGATCGTGACGCCGGCTTGCTTGCTTGCCTCGTACGCCATGAACGCCAAGTCCTCCATGCCGATGCCGGCGGACTGGATGTCGGATGCTTTGCGCTTGAACTTGCGTTCCCATGTGACGATGACGTAGAGGTTCGTCTTGACCTCGTATTCACCTTGTCCTTGGTCTACCTTGAGCGTGAGTTGCATCGTTGTCCTCCGTCGGTTGTTGGTGACTGGAGGGTACTAGATCAGGGGGCCGTGATGTCGCGCGCCGAGGAGCCGCCCTTGAACAGCGCTTCGACGACCGAAAGTTCGCCGACGGCCGAGTTGATCGGGGTGATCTTCTCCAAGTAGCAGTTGGTGATCGTGTATTCGGGATTCGACGCGGATTCGGTGGTGCCGGACGGCGAGATCACGAGGGTCGCCGCGGTGCCCCAAGCCGAGTAGAGGATCGCCTCGACCTCGCCGGCGCCGTACGAGTTGAACAACGTCAAGGTGACTTCGTTGTTCTCAAGGCCGGCGGTGAACACTCGCGCGGTGCCGCCGAACGCGGTCGTTTCGAGCGCCTCTTTGGTGAGGCTGATCTCGCACTTCGAGCAGTTGTCGGTCAAGTCGGTTGTGGTGGCGCCGACGGTCAAGTTGATCGTGGCGTTCCCGAGGAATGTGGTGGTGGCCATGGTTGTGTCTTTCTGTTCAGGAGCGTCGAGCGCTCATTCTCACGGTGAGGTCGTATGCCGGCAGTTCTTGGGTTCCGACGACGGCCACGGTGGGCCGGCCGGAGGTGAACACGACGCCGGAGTTGAGGATCGTGTCCACGGTGGTCAGGATGTAGTCCGTCGAGTCTTGGTTGCCGGGTGGCGCTCCCAACACTCGGATCGTGAATGTGAGGTCGGCGACGGCGTTGACGAAGCCGGCGTTGAAGTTGTCGAACGACGGCGGCTCAACGAACACGGACATGGGTCGAGCGTTCCGAGGGTCTTGCACCGGGGCGAGACCGAGCGCGGTGAGCGCGTTGACGAGCGCCGTGGTGGCCTCGACGAAGATCCCAGAGCCGGCCACACTAGGCCACCTGGCTTCGGCGGATGCCGAGCAGTTGCTTGATGCGACCCATGGTGAGGCCGGTCGGCTGGTTTACTGTCATGTCGGAGAACGACGCGAACGAGTCAACGCTTCCACGTTCACGGTACAGGCTTGCCGCCATGAGTGTCGCGCCGAGTTGGGCAGACGAGTCGGGGGCCGTAGCCGGTGCATCGTGGTAGCCGGCTTGTTGCCGGGCACGGAAGCAGTAGGCATTACTAGCCGAAACACATGTCGCGATGTAGGCGGTGTCGTTGGCGGTGGCGGCCGAGATACCCAAGAATTCGGTGACGAGGGCCGACGTGGTCCACGTGCATGAGATCGACCACGTGAGTGTGCCGTTGGGGATGACGGCCGCGCGCGCGATGTCGTCGCCGGCGTCGTAGAAGAGGATCTGGTTGGGGATGATCGCGTCGTTGTTGAATTGCAGGTCGCCCTCGTCCGAGACTCCGACGAAGAGGCCGGTGGGGATCGCGAACGCGGTTTGTGTGCCGTTCAACGTCGAGTTGCATCCGGCCAACGTGAACGTCTGTCCGACGCCGATGTCCGTGGCTTCGAGGGTCTGAATCACGGCGTAGTCGTCAAGCCTCATTTGCTCGATGACTGTGAATGTTGCCATGACTCAGACCCTCGTCCTTTGCGTTGCCGTGCTTAGGGATCAGGTCAACTTGACGAACTTGGTGGCGTCGATCATGAGGGTGGCGAAGTAGCCGCGCCATGCGATCGTGCGCGAGATCGTCGAGGGGTTGTCGATGCTGATGGCGCCCTTCTGCTGTTCGAAGATTTCGAAGCCGGAGGCGTCGCCCACGATCACGGTGTCGGCCGCGAAGTTGCGGTCCACGACGACGCGGAGACCGAACGCGACGGCGTCGGTGGAGCCGGGTGACATGGAGCCGAACGCGTTCATGGGTCCGACTTGGGGGAACAACGGGCGGCCGGCGGTGTCGACCAACTTGCCCAAGTAGCCGAACATGTTTGGCGACAGGAAGAGGTGGGTCGGCAAGTTGCCGTTCGAGTTGGTGAGGATCGTCGACGCGGCGTCGTAGATGTCGCTCACCCATTCGGCGGCGGAGGTGGGGTCGGTGAGGACGGCGGACTGGGAGCATCCGGCGAGGAGCGCGTCGGCCGCCACGTCGTCCGTGGTGTTGGCGTAGATGCGCGCCATGTCGTCGAGGATGAGGCTCAACACGGCCGGGTCGGTCCAGTCAAGGTCCTGCTCGGAGATCGTCACGTAGCCGCCGTAGGCGCCCTTGGTGACTTGGTTGGACGAGATGACGAAGGTGCCGGACTGGAGTGCCGCGTTCTCGGCGGACTGGACGGCCATCGAGGTGTGCGTGGTGACCTCCGGGCGGATGAACACTTTGCCGCCGCCGGGCATGGCCTTAGGGCCGATGGCGTCGACGACGGGGCGCAAGCCGCGGAAGTTGTTATACACGGGGCCGAGAATCGGCTGGGGCAACACGCCGGGCGTGTCGGTGGTGACCACGTCGGGGGCGGCGGCCTTGAGGGCGTCGCTCATGCGATGCCATGCGTCTCCGCCGGCGATCGCGGCGGCGAGGTACTCGACGGCGGTCGGCAGTTTGGCTTCACGCTTGGCGGCGGTGGCGTAGATCGGGGTCGTGGCGATGGCCGCCTCGACGGGGGTGGGCTGGGCTTCCATGTTTTTCTCCTCGGAGTTTTGGGTTGGGTTGGGTTCTTCTTCGGGGCTGGCGGTCTCCTCCTCCGGGGAGGCGGCCGCGATCTCGGTGATCCGGGCGTCGGTGAACGCCGGCATGGCCACCAGCGAGATTTCGGCTAGGTGAGCCTTGGTCACGACGGTGGCTTTGAGTTCTTTGTCGTAGTACGACTCGATTGGTTCGGCGCCGACGGAGACGGCGTCGTAGGCGCCGGCTTTGACGAGTTCAATGGCGTCGGCGGCGGCGTTGGTGCGCGCGAACGTGGCGGTGAAGCCGAGGCCCTCGTCCATGTCGGCGAGTGAGTTGACGACTCCTCGAAGTTGGCCGGTGTCGTGGTTCTCCAACAACTTGGCCGGCTTCTGGTTGACGTCAAACGCGCCTCGGGCGAACGCGACGCGCTGGCCGTTGGAAACGACGGCGGTGGTGGGCGACCACGGGACGGCGATGCCGGTGACGGTAGCCGGCTTGTCGTCGCCGGCGGCGGCGTCAATTGTCGGCAATTCGGCGGTGAGGCGGATCATGCTCGGGTCTCCTGATTGACACGTACTTCGGCCGAGTCCTCGACCTCGACTTTATTCTCGCCCATGTCGTTGACCTCAAGAAAGTCATGCGTGTCAAATTCGAGGTACCGGCCGGCTGGGAGGATGTCGTTGGCGCTCAACGTCTCGGCGATGCAGTCGAGGTATTGCTTCACGGCGAAGAGGTAGAGATCCTGTCGGGCTTGCTGGGCGTTCTGGTAGGTGAACGATCCGGGAACGCCAATACCGAGGAGGTACGGGGGGACGCCGATCGCGCGCGACAATTCGAGCGTCTGGAATTGGCGGCCCTCGACAAGTTGCAACTTGGACGGGTCCGAGTCGAACTCGTGCCATTCGACTTCGGAGTTGAGGGCGCCGACGGCGGAGACGCGTCGAGCGTTCGCCCATCCTTGGGCAAGTTCGCCAAGATCCTCGGCGGACATGGGTTCACTCGACGGGCGTTGCTGGAGGTAGCCGGCGGCGATCTCGTTGACGGCGAAGCGTTCGGCGGCGGACTGGAGACGGAGCGCGGTTTTCATGGCAGTGGCGCCGGTGTAAACCAAGCCTTGAGTGCCGGACAAGAATTGGACGACTTCACGTGGATCGAGTTCCATGCCGTTGAACGTGATCTCGTTGGACGGGCCGAACCATTGAGGGCCGGCTTGATCAAGAGTGTTCACCATCGCGGCCGGAAGCCACGTGAACGACAACGGCCGGCCGGTCGCTTGGCTCCTCGACGTGACGTACCAGAAACTCCGGCCGCGCATGATGAGGTCCGTGACGGTGTTGGAGAGAAGGAAGTTTCGGGTGACTTTGGGGTCCGGCTGGATCATCCAGCGCTCAAGTTCGAGGTAGATCTTCTCGTACTCTTCGCCGGTCCATTGGAGCGTGTAATGCTTGAAGCCCAACGAACCAGCGACGGACGTGATCATCTGGACGCCGCGCTGGATCGTGGGGAGTTGCGTGACCAGTTCTTCAGTCGCCCCGACGGTGTACGTGAAGAACTGGCCAACTTGTGCGGCGCTCCCCGAG